AAATATTTTTAGTTTAGCTGAAAAACTTCATAAGACAGTTGCCGAAATCTTGCAAATGACAGTTGATGAGTTTAATATGTGGATAGCATACTATCAAATTCAGAATGAGGAACGAGATAGACAAGAACGTATAGCAAGGGCAAAGAGTGGCAAGTAAACAAGTAAATATAGATATTATAGCCAAAGACAAGACCAGAATGGCTATGCAATCTGCCACTGGTGGTGTTGAAAAGCTAAAATCCTCAGTTTTTAATTTAAAAAATGCACTTATAGGTCTAGGTGCAGGAGTTGCTATTAAGTCATTTGTTGATGTTGGTAAGCAAGTAGAATCCTTACAAATTAGACTTAAGTTTTTATTTGGCAGTGTTGAAGAAGGTGCAAAAGCTTTTGACACTATGGCTAAATTTGCATCTAAAGTTCCATTTTCATTAGAACAAATCCAACAAGGTGCAGGTAATTTAGCAGTTGTTTCTAAAAATGCAGATGAATTGCAAAAAATGCTAGAGATAACTGGTAGGGTTGCATCTGTTACAGGTTTAGATTTTAGGACAACAGCAGAACAAATCCAAAGGTCATTTTCAGCAGGTGTAGCTAGTGCAGATATTTTTAGAGAAAGAGGTGTTAGAGATTTACTAGGATTTAAAGCAGGAGCAACAGTTACAGCAGAAGAAACAGCAGAAGCTTTTGAAAGAGTTTTTGGTGCTAATGGTAGGTTTGCTAATGCAACTAGTGATTTAGCCAATACCTTAGAGGGAACTTTATCAATGATTGGCGATAAGTTCTTTAATTTTCAAAAGGTTGTGGCAGAAAGTTTTTTTATAGGTTTAAAGCAAGAATTTGGTGCATTAGACCAAGCACTTGAAGATAATGCAGATGTAATTCAAAAAATTGCTCAAGGTGTTGGTAAGGGATTAGCAAATGCAGTAATTTTTGCAGGTGATGCAGTTAGATTTTTAAGTGATAATTTTGAAACAATAAAAGCTATTGGAATGGGGATAGTAGTTTTCAAAATAACAAAGGCATTTTTAGCTTTAGCAGTTGGTATAGGTAAGGCTAGATTAGCAATGGTAGCTTTCTCTAAATTATCTAAAACAACAATTATTGGGATTATAGCAGGATTAGGTATAGCTTTAGCTGAAGCCACTGGTAATTTAGATAAATTTTTTAAACTTTTTGAAAAACCTAAAGGTTTAGAAGATTTTAAAGCAGAAGCAGAAGTTTTAACACTGCAACTTGAGACTATGAAAAATAAAGGCACAAGTGCTTTTCAAGGTCTTAATGCAGAAGTTACAAGTTTACTTGGAGAAATGAAAGCATTTGGAGATACATTAGACCCTACAAGTGAAAAGTTTATTGCTTTAACTAATGTAATGAATGGATTAAGAGATGCTGTTTTTGCAGTTCCATTAGAAGAAATGAACATAAAGTTAAGTAGTCAAAAAGAAGAAATAGGTATGTTAACTCAAGCCTATGAATCATTTAAAACTGGTTTTACTGATGCAATGGAAACTCAAAAAGATGGTTTTAAACAAATTGAAGATATTGGTAAGGCAAGTTTTGGTAAACTTAAAACTGCACTTACAGATTTTGTAATGACTGGTAAATTAAATTTTAGTGATTTAGGAAAATTTGTTGTTAGGTCATTTATCGAAATGTTAGTTGGTGAAGCAGTTCAAATGGCATTTAAAAAATCAATGGCATTATTCAAAGCAGATGCTTTAAAGAAAGCTTTTATAAGCCTATATGAAGGTGCAATGAAAACATTTGCATCAATACCATTCCCATTTAACATTGTTGCTGTAGGTGGAGCATTGGCATTTGGTGCATCATTGATAAATAAAATTAAGGGTTTTGAAAAAGGTGGTAGACCACCAGTAGGACAACCAAGTATTGTTGGTGAAAAAGGTGCAGAATTATTTGTGCCAGACCAAGCAGGTACAATAGTACCAAACGACAAACTTGGAAATATGGGTAAGCAAGTAACAGTAAATTTTAATATTAATACTGTTGATGCTAGAGGGTTTAACGAATTATTAGTAAATAGTCGTGGTACATTAGTAAATATTATTAATAGTGCTATGAATGAAAAGGGTAAAATGGCAATAGTATGAGTGGAGCATTACCAAAAACTAATTTTGTTGCAGTTAATTTACAAAGCAATCAAAAGACTTTGTTTAGTGAAACTGATAGTGGCAAAACATTTAGAAGGCAAATTCAAGGGCAACATTTTAGCTTTACAATACAATACCCACCTATGACTAGAGCAGATTTTGCACCAGTCATGGCATTTGTAATGAAACAAAGAAGCAGACAACAAAATTTTACTGTAACATTCCCAAGTTATTTAAATGCACAAGGCAATGAAACTGGCACATTATTAGTAAATGGAGTTCATGCAGTTGCAGACACTACAATAGCAATAGATGGTTTTGCAGGAGATGGTGCAGGAAGGTTGAAAGCAGGGGATTTAATTAAGTTTGCCCATGATAAAGTTTATATGGTTGTAGAAGATGCAACATCATCAAGTAATGCTTCTACAGTTACTATAGAGCCACCATTGAGGGAAGCATTAGCAGATGATAGTTCTGTTACTTATGATTCAGTGCCATTTACAGTTTATTTAACTAGTGATGTTCAAGAATTTTCAACTTCACAAACTGACAAAGATGGTAACTTATTATTTAATTATGAGTTTGATGTTAGAGAAAGTTTGTAAATGGCTAGAGGTTTAACAAGTGCAGTTAAAACAGAACTAGCAACTGGTATTATAGAACCAGTTTTGTTGATAGAATTAGGGTTTGGTACACCAGTTTATTTAACAAATGCAAGTTTTGATATAACATCTAGTGTTTCTGGTAGTTCAAGAACGTATTTATCTAATGGTCATTTAAAAAATATTAGTGCTGTTAGCGAAACAAATAAACCCACAAAAAACTCACTGATTATTAGTTTGTCTGGTGTTGACCAAACTTATGTTTCAATAGCTTTGAATGAAAATATTATTAATGATGATGTGCATATTTATAGAGGTTTTTTAGATGATAATTTATCTTTAATATCTGACCCATTTTTATTATTTTATGGAACGATAAATGACTATAAAATTACAGATAATACATCAACAGCAAAAATAGTATTAACTGTAACATCACACTGGGGTAATTTTAGCAAAACATCTGGAAGAACAACCACAGACAATTCTCAACAAAGGTTTTTTTCTGGTGATAAAGGTATGGAATTTTCAGCACTCACAGTAAGAGATATTAAGTGGGGTAGATAATGAGTGTTCATCTATATAGAGCAGAAAAAAAAGATGTAGAAATAATTTCAGACCTTTTAATTACTTTTAAAGATGAAGATTTGCAAAATATGAATTACCCAGAAGTAGATAACAAAAAACTTAAAAATTTTATAAATGTAATGCTTCAAAAAGGTACAATAATTTTACTTAAAGATTTAGATTTAGAGCAAGTTATAGGTTGCACAATATTTTATAAAGGCGAACATTGGTTTAGCAAACAAGAATGTATTAATATTCATACAATTTATGTAAAGAAAAGTTTTAGAAACTTTAAGTTTGTAAGTGCATTAGTTGACTCTATTAAAAAGTTAGGAAAAGATTTACCTATGTATTTATCGGTAACATCTGGTCTTAATATTGACCCAGTATTTAAAAAATTAGGTTTTAGAAATTTGGGTTCAAATTGGAGGTTAAATTAAATGTGTAACCCACTTGATATTGTTGAAGACCTTGTTGATTTTGGAGCAGATTTAGTTGATGGTGCTGTAGACCTTGTAGATGATGTTATATCTTGGATAATACCCCAACCAGATATTCCAGACTTTGGACAAATACAAGCAGACTTAGATGCTAGAGGAATATTAGTTAATAAAAAAAGTGCTAATGGTGCTATACCTATAGTTTATGGCACAAGAAAAGTTGGTGGTAATATTGTTTTTTTAGAAACATCTGGTGCTGATAATCAATATCTTTATATGGCTCTTGTTTTAAGTGAGGGCGAGATAGATGATATAACATCAATAGAAGTCAATGATAATCAAGTTACATTCAGTGGAGATTTAGCAGACAATACCCAAGTTACTGTTGCAAGTAGTGATGCTAATTTTTTTGATGGTTCAAGTTTAATAACAGTAGAACCACATTTTGGTTCAGATAGTCAGACAGCTTCAAGTTTATTGTCAACATTGAGTTCGTGGACAAGCAACCATAGACTTAGAGGATTGGCATATTTAGCTATAAGGTTTGAATGGAATAATGATAAATTTGGCTCATTGCCTACTGTTCAAGCTGTTGTTAAAGGTAAAAAAGTTTATAATCCAAACTTAGATAGCACTGTAACTGGTGGTTCTGGTAGCCACAGAAAAGACACAAGTTCAACATGGGCATATTCAGACAATCCAGTTTATCAATTATTAGATTATTTAAGAAATGATAGATTTGGTATGGGCATAACCAATGAATATTTTGATAGCAATTTTGCAGATTGGCAAATAGCAGGTGATGTCTGTGATACTCAAATAACCCCTTTTAGTGGTGCTAGTGCAATAGATTTAATGAATAGTCATACAGTTATAGATACTTCAAAAAAAGCGATTGATAATGTTAAAAGCTTTTTAAGAGGTTCTAGGGGGTATTTAAATTTTACAGCAGGTAAATATAATATTTTAGTTGAAAGCACTGGCACAGCTTCTATAAGCCTTACAGAAGATAATATTATTGGTGGTATATCTGTAACCAGTAAAAACAAAAACTCAAGATATAATAGAGTAATAGTTAATTTTACTAACCCAGATAAAAGCTTTCAGTCAGATACAGCACAATTCCCACCAATAGATGAAACTGGTTTGGCAAGTGCAGACCAACATTCAACAATGAAAACAGCAGATGGTGGTTTATTGCTAGAAGGTAGATTTGATTTTTCTATGCTTAACAGCCCATATCAAGCCCAAGAAATGGCAGAAATAATATTAAGAAGGTCAAGAACAAGTTTAGATGTTTCTTTGAAAGCAGATGCTACAGCACTAGATTTAGCAGTTGGTGATTTAGTAAATATTACCCATGCAACCCCTAGTTTTTCTGCAAAACCTTTTAGAGTGCAGGGAATGACCATAAATTCAGACCATACAATCAATTTGGTCTTATCTGAACACCAAGATAGTTTTTACACATTTGGCACTCAACAAGAGGTTGCAACTATACCAGACACAACTTTACCAAATCCTTTTTCAGTACAACCCCCTGCAAGTATTACTTTATCTGATGAATTAATAGAATATGCAGATGGTATTGTTATAACAAGATTACTAATTACTGTTGGTGCTTCACCAGACCAATTTGTTGATAATTATGAAATTCAAATAAAGCAAACTTTAGACCCAAATGGAAATGCAGTAAGTGATTCATTTAGAGAAATAGCAGTTGGAAAAATACTGGAATATCAACACCTTAATGTTATTGATGGTGCTACATACCAAGTAAGAGTAAGGGCAGTAAATACTATTGGTTCAAAAAGTACATTTATTTCTACTACAAGGGTTATTGTTGGTGGTGTTGATGCCCCTAGCAATGTTGAGGATTTTGCAGTTGAATTACATGGGCAAGACCATTTAAAACTTACTTGGACACCACCTTCAGCTAATAGTGATTTAGATATATCATTTTATGAAATACGATTTCAAGATGTTACAACTGGTGCGAATTGGATTAATTCAACAAATCTTGTAAGATGCCCTAGAAGAAAATGTGATAATGCCATAGTTCCTGCAAGGGTAGGTTCATATTTAATTAAAGCAGTTGATAAAAATGGCAATACATCACCAGAAGCCACAATCGTAACTACAAATATTTCTGGAATACAAGCATATAAACAAATATCAAGTTTTACAGAAACACCAGATATTTTTACTGCACAAGACCAGATGGACACTACATTTCCACTAGCTGTAAAAATTGACCCATCTGGAGATGTAATATTATCACTTGATACAGTAACAAATTTTGATGATACAGTTGGTAATTTTGATAGTGTTGAAGGTGATTTTGAACTTGGTGGCACAGATACTACATCAAATCCAAACTTTAATAATACAAATAGAGATGCAAAAGGTTTTTATAATTTTACGAATAGTCTAAGTTTGACACAAATATTTGATGGTAATATTGAACCAAGTCTAACATTAGATTCAGAAAACCCTTATGATTTTTTTGATAGTGGTAGAGGTGCATTATTATTTGATGAAGCAAAAGCACCTTTTGATGGCACAGAACAAATTCATGCTTTCCATAGGGTGCAGATAGCAACATCAACAACATCATTAGCTGACTGCACTAGCTTTCAAGACATTACACAATCAGCAACATTTAAATTTAAATTTGCTAAGTTCAGATTAAAATTATCTAATGATGATGCTCAAACATCTAGTAATGTTAAGCAAATTAGTATAAAATTAAATATGGAAGAAAGAACTTTTGCAGAAAGTAATTTGGCAACATCAAGTGGGAGTAAAACTGTAACATTTACAAATCCATTTTTTGAAGTTCCTGCTTTGGGTATTTCAGCACAAAATATGGCAACTGGTGATGTTTTTACTATAAGTTCTAAAACAGTAAATGGGTTTAATATAGCTTTTGCAAATTCAAGTGGAGTGGCAGTTGATAGGACTTTTGATTACATAGCAAAAGGATTTGGGTTGCAAAGTTAACTGAAAAAAGGTATAGAAAATTATGGCTCAAGTATCAGATGTAAGTTTAGCAAATCAAGGTTTTAGTTCTTTTAGAACTGAATTAAACAATATTTTGTCAGCTTTAAATACTCAACATATAGGAAGTTCAGCACCAAGTTCTGTTGCAACTGGCACAATTTGGGTTGATAATGGAACAAGTGGAGTTTTAAAAGTTAAAATAAATGATGGCTCGGATAATATTGAATTATTTCAAATTAATATAACCAGTAATGCAATCACAAGCACAATGTCTACAACTGGAACAATATCAGAAACAGACCCAAATGCTTTGCCTTTGGCGATTGCTTTAGGATAGGGAGTAAAATATGGCAAATACATTTAAGGTCAAAACAAATGGTGCAATGCCTGCAAGTGCAGGAACACCATTGACATTATATACAGTACCAAGTTCCACAACTACAGTTGTAATAGGTTTATTGCTTTGTAATATACACACAACAGCAGTTACAGTTGATGTTCAGCTAGTTTCAGATACAAGCGACACAGAAACAAATGAAACAGTTTTATTAGCCAAAGATGTAAGCATACCAAGTGGCTCAACATTAGAATTGCTTTCTGGTGGTAAGGTGGTTTTACAAACAACAGATATTATAAAAATTGATTGTAGTGTTGCTTCAAAAATTGATGCTACATTAAGTATATTAGAAATTACATAGGTGATGATATGCCATTTATAGGAGTACAACCAGCAACAGTTCCATTAACATCATCAGATATAACAGATGGAATAATAAGCACTGCAAAGATAGCAGATGATGCAGTTACTGGTGCAAAAATTGAGAATAGTCCA